TATGCGATACGCGAACATTACTCACATCTGAACACAATGAACCAGAAAAAATACTTATAAAGGAGGGTATATGATTTTTTATCATGCATCAAAAACGAAACATGAAATCGGCGACACATTAACTCACACTCAAAGCAATACGTGCAAATACTATCCAGATGTAAATATTGCATTAGAGAAAGTAAAACCTCAGGGCATGCTTGGTCGAGACAATGCCATCTATATAACCAATGATAGTGCTTTTGCTAAACACTTCATCAGTTCCCAACATAAACAAAGCAAAACCTTTATTTATGAAGTTAGTACCACTGACGAACCTAGCGGACATCCATTCGCTGTAATTCATCAGATAAACAAGCATATTAATAACCTTAACGGCTCAAAAGTCAATGTATTAGCCCTCGAATATTGGCAGCCAAGCCAACAATGGAAGTTTTACGAATACCTTGTTTCTAACATTACAATAACTGGCATTATTGAAGTGGATGACAATGACATCATACTGGCAACACTTTCATACCAAGATGATATTTCTCTTGCTACATCCATATAACCATAAAATATTATTGGGTGTCATTACAACACCCAACAACCAACCCCACCAGTAAGTTCTACCATTATATTAATTATAGCAAGACACCATCATGAACAGATGATATTGGGTCAATACTAATGAGAATAGGTTTATTATTTTCATCACTGCACCATTGTTTCCCGTACGGCGTAGGTGTTGTTTTGAACGGATGATCATCATCAGATATATTTGTGCATAAACTCAAATCGTGAATGCCCGGTAATGCTTCATTACAACTTATAGGATCCCAGTACCACATATTAGTACCCCTCCGCAATGTAACTACCCGCAAATTTAGAACCATAAGACGTACCAGCATTTGATGAGAGAGTGGTTAGCTGGATTGCTAAACAAATACTTGAGAGTCCGGCTTGTCCGACCTGAGCACTCTCAAACGTATTCTCAATATTAAAGTCTGCAACTGAACTGTAGTAAGCCACTTCGCTAGTAAAACTGATCGGGTAGGCAACGACGACACCGCTTGCAGGGTTTGGAATAGTTAGTGGCTGGGATGTATACCATCGGCGCCCTACACGTTTAAATCCGTCACTGTAAACTTCGTACCAACCATTTGCGTTAGACCCCTTACTCACCAGGTAGCGAGGCGTTTTCGCCAGTTCAGCAATACCTAGGTACTTCAGAATATCTGCCACCGACTTACCTGAAAGCGCTGTCAGCGTCGTATCCAGTGGCTGCTTACCTGAAAGCGCATTGGTCACCGTGGTAGCGAAGTTAGGATCGTTACCCAGCGCTGTGGCCAGTTCGTTTAACGTATCTAGTGCCGCCGGCGATGAATCTACAAGTGCCGCCAGAGCTGACTTAACAAAAGCCGTGGTGGCAATTTGCGTGTTGTTAGCCGTTTGCGCTGCAGTGGGTGCCGTCGGCGTTCCCGTTAGGGCCGGATTTGCCAGCGATGCTTTCAGTCCGAGCGCGTTATTGAGTAACGTCACCACGGCCTGCACAAATGCCGTGCTGGCAATCTGGGTGGTATTCGTTCCCGCCGGTGCGGTTGGCGTTTTGGGCGTGCCCGTCAGGAGCGGACTGTCTTTCGGCGCATATTGCGTATGTGGGTCCGCTGTGGCGATGTGTTTAGCCATCTGGTCATCCACATAGACCTTCAGCTCCAGCACCTTGTCATCGACATATTTGCGCGTTGCCAGCACCACTGCTGGGTCAATTTTCAGGGTGACGTTATCGGTGCTACTGGTAATCAGCACCATGCGCACCGTCTGCGTGCGCCCGCTCCCCTCGGCCAGCTGCGGCTTGTAGCTCTCCGGGCAGTTACCAACTGCAATCAGCGCGCCGGATTCATCAAACAGACCAACCTCTCGAATCCACCACCCGCCCTCGGTTTCGGGGATCACCTGCTCAGCAATAATCTGGCTGCTGTTCTGCGGGTCGATATACAGCATATTGAGGGAGGCGCGGCGCTTTTCAGCAACAAGCCTGATCTGCTCCGCGCTGGGTGTGGGGAGTACGCCGCCACCGTCGCCCACCGCCATCTGGGTAATTTTCAGCGGCATACCGAGCGCGGCGGCGCTGGCCAGTTTCGCTGCGCCGATCTCCGTCAGCAGGGTATAGAATTTTGCGCTCATGGATTCACTCTCACTGTGTCGATAACGTGGACCGCCCCGCCCTCGTAGGCGGTGCCGCCGGAAATAATGGTTTCATTGATGTACGGGTAGATCGTGATTTCTTCGCCGGTGTAGGTGGCTGCGCCGACGAAATACTGCCCGCTGGTCTGCAGGTTAATGGACATGCCAATCAGGTGACGGCTGCAGGGTTTGGCGTCGCTGATGAGGCGCTCCAGCTCCAGATAGGTTTCTTCCGTGATGCCCTGGTCCTGCACGCCGATATCCAGGCGAAACGTGCCCGGCTGTTCACCGGTCTGCCACCATTCGATAATGCGGATCAGAAAGCCGAACGGCTCCACCACGCGACGCACGGCGCTGGTCGTCCCTTTGTGCTGATGGATATAGAACGCATCCTGTACCACCCGGCGCTTCACACCTTCCGCCCAGCTCTCGTCCCAGCGGTCTACGGAAAACGCCCACGCCAGATACGGCAGGAAACTGACCGGACAGGTTGCCGGGTTCCACAGCTCACGCAGCGGCACCTCAAGCCCGGATATGCCGCTGCAGCTCTGCGCCAGTCGGCGCTCAAGCGGCGATGAGCCAGGCGGCAGGAGACTATTCATCCGTGCCCCCGTTGGTCACATTCGACTGCGTGCAGGAGGCGGCCTGCGTTTTGTCCAGCACCACATCTGCCAGTGGAGAAGCCAGCTCCACGCGCTGCACACCTTCCACATGCAGCGCGGCATAGATGGCGCTGCGGCGAATATCACGCCCGAGCCGCGTCTGGCTGGCGATGTACTTCTGCAGGCTAGTTTTTGCGGCTGCCATCACTGGCTCCGCCTCCGGTCCCGGATAGAGAAAAATTGTGGCGTCCACGCTGTACGGGATAATTTCAGCGCTGCGGACCATCAGGCGATCTGCCACCGGCCGCACGCTCTCGCTGTTCACCGCCTTTTCAACCACGGCCAGAAGATCATCCCCTGCCGTACCGTCGCCTTCCCGGCTCAGTACGGTCAGCACGACTTCCGCCGGTGCCGGACTGGTCGCGCTGACATCCGCCACGCGCCCGTCCGCACTTTTGGCATGAAACTCATAGGCCGCCGTCGGCCCCGCAACGGACAGCCCTTCAAACGCAGCGGGAACTCGCAGACGCAGCGCCTCGTCGCTTTCCATAACGGCAGCAACCGGCGGTACAGAATCGATATCGGCAGGCGTTACCGTAAGACGTTTGACGTTGTAGTTGGCAGCCAGCTGTTCCAGATCGCCGCCGAGGGCATACGCCACCATGACCGCCTGCGCGGCCTCGTTGATACGCTGGCGCAATAGCACTTCGCGGTAGGTACTTTCCTGCAGCTGCTTGGTGATAGGTTCAGATTCCAGCGCCAGCGTGCGCGCGACTGCTGCCTGTTCATCCGCAGGATAGAGCGCCACAAAGGCGGCCTTGCGCTCCGCCAGCAGCGTCTCAAAATCCGGCACGTCCACAATCTGCGGTGCGGGGAGCTGGGAAAGGTCAATGACCGCCATTGTCTGCTCATGTTGATACGGAAAGAGAAACCGGCGCGCCGTTGTTCCGCTGCCCGGTCAGGTCAACCACCATAGAGCCGTCAAAGTGGGAATTGATGGTGATTGAATCCAGCGTCAGGCGGGGTTCCCAGCGGCTCAGTGCTATATACACCGCAGACATGATCTGCAGGCGCAGCGCGGGGTTCTGCGGCTGGTCAATCAGCACGGATAACAGGGAGCCGTATTCCCGCCGGGCAATCCGGCTTCCCTGCGGCGTCAGCAGAATATCGCGCACCGACTGGTGCAGATGGTCCGTGTCGGTAATGTCCTTGCCATTGATCTGGCTCATGCCGAGATACAGCGTCATACCGGACCTCCCGACGTGTCGCCGCCCTTCATGACTTTGATATGGGCATGGTCATCCACCACGATCCCGTTGGAACTCATCGGGCCGCCGCCCTGGATGACGCCGCCATTAATGACCACCTCGCTGTTGATGCGCGTGGTGTCGGCCTCCACAACAAATTCAGCGGTTTTGAGGGTGATATTGTCGGCAGCCTCGATCACCATAGATTTGATGCCCCGGACATGCCAGCGTCCGGTAGCCGGTTCGTACTCAAACCAGCCCCCGTCAGGGTACTGCGTCACGCTGCCGTCCACGGAATCTGACGGCGGGGAAAACTGGCTGGAGTAGATCGCAGGCAGCGCAAACGCGGTTTCGAGGTTGCCGCCCATGCTCAGGACCACCACCTGCTCATCCGGCGACGGGCACCACCATGTGCGGGCACCACCTGCGCGCAGCGTCAGCCAGTTAATCCAGTTGGTTTCAAGTTCGCCCACCTTCACCCGGCACAGCCAGTTTTCCCGGTCCACTTCGGTCACGGTGCCGGTGCGGATCAGATTGGTGATAAGGCGCATGATTTCTGTGAGTTGTACGTTCATAAAGAAAGGTTGTCATACACAACATAGTCTTAGTATCAGGCAGGATTGTGTCGTCACTTATACAATGTCGGTTTTAACCCCTAACAAAATTGAACCAAGAAAACTTTGTGAATTAACACTCATTCTAATAACCATGAATATATCTTTATTACAAAAAAAGGTTATCATCCGATTAACAATAAGCAACTGATAGGTTTGCCCACGTAATGATTAATAAAAATCAATATCAAGCTATACTTAGGAGTAAGGTTCAATCAGCTATGGCACAAGCTAAGGCTGCTGCGGGATTTACACACCAAGGTGTTAAAGGGTCTGTGCTCGAAATCCTTGTAAGCCAACTATTCCGACCGTTACTACCGGCCGATATTGGAATGGGTACTGGACAAATCATAGATTCATACACTGGGATAATGTCCGGTCAAATTGATATCGTTTTATACGACAAAGCAATATTACCCCCTATTGTATTCGATGCAAACACGGGTTTATTTCCGATTGAATCAGTTCTTTACACCATTGAAGTCAAAACCACTTTGAACTCAACAGAGTTAACCACGACACATGAAAGTGCAAAATCGGTCAGACATAATTTCTCATATAGACCTGGGCTTAAAGACATAAACGACAAAGAAATGAATCATACCATTGAAAAAGCAATATCCGTCGTATTTGCCTTAAACTCCGACTTGAAAAAAGATGGTATATCTGAAGCAGAGCGGTACAAGAAAATATTTAAAAATGAAGATAGATTCATTAGCGCTATTTGTGTGGCAGGTAGAGAATACTGCTATGAGGACAGGGGTTATTGGCGTTCAACTAGAAACACCGAGGCGTATGATGAAATTCTTTTATTCATATCAGGAATTTCCAATACTTACAAAAGAATTTCAAATAGCCGCATGCAACCATTACTAGGGCATTACATAGCACCTGAACATTATACCCAAACGCTAATAGCAGCTGAAGAGATGCCTGAACTTATTGTCAAATGTTCATCGTGTCAAAAAGAAAAAAGCATAATCTGTGACTTTGGAAACCAACATACAACTATTATTGGAAATATTAAACACGACATACCTTGTGATTGTGGTGGGGAATTATTGTCAGACCACGGAATTTACACTGTTATAAATGGTCGATTACGAAAAATAGAAGCTGCCAATAATGAACATTCAACCATTATTCGATCTTAAAGATCCATTTTAATAAAACATCTTTAACGAAGTTTTCAGTTGCGTCATTCCATCCAAGGAGACACCGCTCAGCATAGCGAACCTCCGGCCCCTTACGACTGATGCGATCACGTAGCCCATAATGATGCACCCTCGCAATGCGTTGTACCTTCCCTGCAAACTGCACGCTGGCTGAGTCCGCGCTGGCGGCAGTTTTCAGGTATTTCGCGGTGCGCAGTTTCGAGAACATCTGCCGCTTGATGCGCCCCTTTTTAGTCCGGGCTGTTACTTTGCGCGGCTCATAGCCAGTGCCATCAGGATTGCGCTGCAGCCGGATATTGTTCTGCTGATTCCGGCGCAGCTCCTGCGCCAGCTCCCGCATCATGGGCTGACGTGTGGCAGGCTCCAGATTCGCCAGCAGTGCCGCCAGCCACTCGTCTACCTTATGTAGATTATCCACGTTTCACCGTCCACATTTCTTCTGGCTCATCAGGTTCCGGCTCCGCCTCAACCGTCGAGATCCCGCCATCGGTGCTGACCAGTACGCGCTCCGTCAGTTGTAGATTTAGGCTGATATCACACACGTCGTTGCGCAGAATATCCACCTCAAAGGTGAACAGCTTTTCGCGCAGCTGCGGGTTGTTGATTGCATCCATCTGATTCGCTTTCAGCCACAGCAGGACCGGGGCCATCAGCAGGTTCTGGTCGCCGCTGAAATCCTCGATCACCACGTTCAGGGTGTAGCGGTATTCCCACGACATGGACAGCGCGCCGGTTGCCACCAAGGACCCGTTATCCACGAACAGATGCAGCTTGTCCGGGTTAGCGTGGACATAGGGCACCGCCTTATTCAGGGCGTTGCGTAAGGACTGAGGCTTGTTCACTGTTTCGCTCCTGGCACGCCACTATCGTGTCCACTTTGTCAGCACAGACCGCCCAGGCGGCCTCGGTTTCATCCAGCATCGCGTTCAGATCGCCGTTAGTGCGCGGCGCTGACGGGTTCAGGCTGCACGGCGTCACTCTCGGACAGCCATTCACGGTAAGCTGCACCTCCGGCGAGGGCCGGACGTTCCCGCAGCCGGATAATGTCAGCAGGCAAAGGAGTGTCAGCCCAGCGGCGTAAATCTTCGTTCTCACGTTTCAGTTCCTCGATCCGGTGCTGGCGGTTGCGCAGCAGCGCGTTGGTCTGTTCCGCCGCCGCATAAAGCCGCATCTGCTCCCGGCTGTTGGTTTCGGTCAGAATGGACAGACCGATCAGCTGGCTGTTTTTCTTCGCCAGCTCCTGCACTTTAACCTCCAGCGCATTGCCCTGCGTATCGATGGTGTCGCGCGCTTTATCCAGCCGCCACGACTGCCACCCCAGCGCTGCAATAACGAGCGCCAGCGCTATCGCCAGCGCTCGCGTCATACCCCAGCCCCTTTCAGGCACCAGGACATTTCACGCGCGCGGCGGTTGTCCAGCCCCTTATTAAACACGCCTTTGACGTACACCCAGCGCGGCAGCTGGCGGCAGGCGTCCGCCCAACGCTTTTGGTTGAGCAGTTTCACCAGCGTGGAGCTGCAGGCATTACCCGTCCCGACGTTGAAGGCAAACGACACCACCGCGTCATACACCTTTTGCGGCACGGATGGCACCACGCACTTCTCCAGCGCCCGCTCCACCGTCAGCACGTTGCTGATAAGCCCCTGCGCTGCCTGCCGTTCGGTAATGGTTTTGCCAGGCGTCACGCCGGACGTGTTGCCGATCCCATCGGTCCAGACGCCCGCGCTGCACTGGTACGGCTGCAGGCGACAGCCCTCGTAATCAGCAATCAGTTTCAGCCCCTCCACGGAGGTGTGAAGTGACTGAAAACCGGGCAGCGTGGCGGCAATAGCCAGCACCACCCCGACCAGGCAGCGCTTAACGATTGAAGGATTCATACTCCCCCCGCGAGATTTTGCCGCCGCGCAGCAGTTTGAAAGACTGGTGTTTGTAGTACCAGTTGATCGCCAGCATCAGCACAC